CTCGTTGGTCGTGCGAAGATCAATGGTTGCGATGTGCAGGTTCTCGCTGCCGGTGTTCGGATCCGCATACAGCACGATGCGGCCCCAGGCGTTGGACGCGAAGGTCGCCGTCTGCACAGCGGTCATCGAGAAGCCAGCGGTTCCGCCTCCCGCGCTGATCACCGTGCCGCTGTAGGTCGTGCTCAACGTGCCAACGTCCACGCGCATCTTGGGCGTGTAGTTCGTCCAAGAGAAGTTCTGCCCTGCCTCGGTGTGGACGTGCATGGCGAGTTCGTAGACCTCGCCGGGCACCATTACCTGCGGGTCGATGCCGGACGCGAGCTGGAGGTTGTTGTCGCCAATAGCCATTAGGTGCACCTGATTGGGTTCGGTCGGTCAAAGTACGCAAACGCCCCGCCAGCGGTGTTGTAGGCCACGTGCACCTCGACCTTGGCGAGCAGCTCCGAGGTTGTCCAGGCGCCGGACGTGTACCGGCTACCAACTGGGCCAATGGTGGACGGCGGGCTGGTGATGTCCATGCCATCGACGATGGTCGAGGTGTTGTGCCACTCCCGTAGGTTGATGCAGTTCGTGTAGTCGAACGTGTAGTCCCTGGGCACGGTCACGCCTGACCCGGTCAGCGGCGTCGGGTGCCAGATCTTGATCGTGTACGTCCACCGGTTCGACGCGCCGCTGATGAGCGCCGCCGACACGATCTCGCACAAAGCCGAGGTCGAGTACTGCGGCGCGTTGACGTTGGCCGTTGCCCACATGATGCCGTCCATGTTGGCGCCGACCGTGCTGGCGCTCTGCGTCCAATCGCGCAGCACCACGCGGTTTGCACCGCCCGGCAGTCCCTGCGTGAAGTTGGGAGCGTTGTAGGCCATCAGGGGAACGCAGGGACGGGGGTCGTGAGTTCAGACAACTGCTGGGCGTTGAGAACGTCGGAAATGGCGCTCTTGGTCGGATACTTCTGCATCCAGCCGATCTTGTCGGCCTGGAGGATGGTCACGCCGAGCACGCTGGTACCGCTGGTGCATTGGGGCATCCCGGTCGGCAGCGGGATGCCGAACTGCTCAAGGTGCCCCCAGGCGTCCCAAACGAAGTTGTGCTGGATCTTGTACCACTCCTGGAGCGGTGCAGCTTGGAATCCACGGTAGAGCAGCTGCCCAGTGTCAGCGCCGAGGAAGGTCGCGTTGTTGCGCTGGCCAACGTAGCCGGACCACGTGGACCAGGGCGGCTCGCCTTGAACTGAACCTCCAACAACGGCGGTACGGTCCCACAGTACCTCTACCGTGATGTTCTGCTGCGGCACCTCATAGGTCTTTGGGTTGCCGCGCAGATCGACCTTGCTTCCGCCAATGTCAGCCGACACGGGCCATGCAGCGTCGTAGTTGCCCGGGAAAGCCGCGCCCATGCGCCACATCTGCGCCTGGCGGATCGAGCTCGACCGCGTCACCTGGCAATACCCGAAGTCACCCGTTGGCCCGAATGAGCCGAAACGGCACGTGACGCGGAATACGTACGTTCCCTCGCGCACCGGTGCGCTTTCGACCGAACGGCAGACGTAGGACTTCAAGAAGCTGTCGGTGCCGTAAACACCTGCCGGGAGTCGCTGCCGCACCAGCGGAATGCCGCTGGTGAAGATTTCGCTGTCGCCGGGGTAGGTATCGTTGGCGTCGGCTGGCGTCCAAGTCACTTGGTAGACAAGGTCTACCGAATGCTCGTTGCCGGGCGAGGAGCGTCCGTAAATCCTGCTGTCCGCCAATTCGATGTATGACCACGTTCCCATTACGGTTGCCCTCGCATCCAGCCGGACCACTTGCTAAGCATGTTGCGGATCTCGTCAAGCGTGGTTGAGCCCGCGCCCTGGAGACCGACATCTAGTCCCTGATTTACTGCGGCTTGTCCACCCGCCGAGATGCCTTGGATGTTGGCGATGCCCTGCCCGATTGCGGCGCCATTTGCCACAATGGACGCGGCTTCGCGGTTGGCGATGATGTCCTGATTCTTGATGCCCTGAATCACGCCAGGCGCCAGCGCGTCAGCGATCCGCTTGTTCCTGGCGTACTTCTCGATTTCCGACTGCGTTGCAGCATTTGCTGCATCCACGTTGAACGTGGTCGTGATCTTGGTCAGGTCATCGGCCCGCTTGTCCAGGGCGGTGACGGCGGAACGGATGGCACCAAAGGCCACCTGCCCGGCGTCAATCGTTGCGCTGATGCCGCTTGCCAGCGCCGCCTTGGCGCTGGTGGCGTTGAGCTTCTGAAGCTCGCGGTTGGCTGCAGCCACGCCCTTGACCACGCCGGACGGGTCAACCTCGGCCCGGATGACTGCCTTCATCGACTTGTCAGCCACGGCCCACCTCCCGTGCAAACTCGTCCAGGCCGGAGCGGACCCACGGCATGAAGTCGTGCGGGCGCTTCCCGGTCAGGGTGCAAGCGATCACCCCGAGGAGGTGCTCGCACCGTTCCTCGGTGGTCATCTCAAGCCGTGCCAGGGCGACGGGCATCATCATGCGTTGCTCCGGGCTGGCGATTCTCCACAGCCGCCGTGTGGCGGCTCCGTAGGGCGTGGCCGGTTGACCTCCTCCAGGAGGCGCCCCGCCACGTCAGCGCGCACCGTGCCGAGGTCGGCATTCGACACCACGAACGGCGATCCGTCCGGGCAGGAGATGCAGGATCCCCACCAGTACGGGTCGACCTGGGACCGCGTGTAATCCGCCAGCGTCGGCTCGCGGAATACGACCGGGCCGACGCCGTCGATCTCGACGGTGCGCTGCCGAGCGGCGATCTTCGTGAGGTCGAACGGCATCAGGCTTCTTCCAGGGTGAGGGACCACATACCGGGGCCGGTGCCGTCATCGGAACGGGACGCCGAGGTCAGGTGCCCGGTGATGGTGTATGCCTTGCTTCCTTGATCCGTGAACACTAACACCACGGAGCGGCCAACAGCCTCGGCTAAGGTGGTGGGGAACATATGCAAACGCAGAGCATCATCCGTGGTGCTGTTCTGCGCCATCATGTCAAACGTCGCCGTGCGGCGGACGCGTCCGGGTGCTCGCTTCTCGCGGAAGTCAGAGAGCTGTGTCATGTCAATGCTTGACCGCTCGAAGTTGATTGCAATGTTTCGGACGGGGAACGCGGCGGCAGTGCCGCTCTGAAAGTTCAGCGTGACTGTGCCGCCGTAGCCTGCGATGACTGCCATATCAATCCTCCTGGACGAGCAGCGTCATGCTGATCGTTCCGATTCGTGTTCCGTCCTGCTGTCCGTCCTCGGGAGAATCTGTGGTGAACGCCACCGCAAACGATCCCATGACGAGTGAGCAGTCGTAAGTCGTATTGTTGACGGGTCCGGACTGCCATTCGGCGAGCACGGAATCAACCATCTGGGTGACTTCTTCTACGGTGCTTGCAATGCACGCAACTTCAACATCAATGCTCCAATGCTGCAAACCAGTCGGCCCGGACATCCGCATATCGCAGGTTGCGCTGTTGATCTCGTAGACGATGCACGGCGTCGGCGTTGCCGCATTTCGCATTCCAACGGACACCGTGTATCCGGATGCATCCAGCGTCACTTTAAGTGCTCGACAGATGTTCTCAAGAGACATTGCGAACTCCTAGTTCTTCGGCAGCAAGCCTCAAGATCTCGTCTTGAAGATCGTTTCCAATCTTGGAAACGTTTTTGTTTGCCCACCTCTTTGCCCGGTGATTTCCCGAAATGAATCGTCCAATTCCGATGAATCGCCGAATGCCCCTGCTCTTGTGCCTGAACCCGTCCTCAAGTAAGTGAAATACGCGCTGCAATCCCTTTGCCCTGGCACCGCCCTTTGCGCCATATTGAACGCCCATGTCGGCCCTGATTGGCGATCCTGATTTGCCCATCCGCTTCGGAGAAAGCAGCTTTGTCGCCGATGCAATTGCTCTCCGGTGAGGCTTCTTGCCGCGGAAGTTCATCGTGCGGAACTCGTTCTTCAAGTCCTTCACAGGTTGCTTGAACACCTTGCGAATCGCCTTCTTCCGGATGGATTCATTGAGCCTCATTGGCAGCGCAGCCAATGTCTCTCTGACCTTCTTGGAATCGACGGTGACTTTTACAGCAGCACCCTTCACGGCAGCACCTCCGTCGCTTCAATCTCCAAGCGCCGACGGCGCTGGTCGCGGTCGTAACACGTCCGCACGTTGAACGTGCGCTGCGTTCCGTGATCGTTGAACAACAACCGGCTACGGGTATTTACCGACGGATGAAAGCTCGCAAGAATGCGCCAGTCGGTGCGTACCGCCGGGCCGTTGTCGTTCATCGTTTCGTTGGTCGAGGCGACTTCGATATGGCAATGGAGCACTGCCACGTTCACCCACGACTCCGACGCCTGGCCGAAGTCATCGACCGTGCGGACGGGATTCTGCGCCGTCATGGCGAGGCGCAGCATTCCGGATGGGACGTGCCCGGCCATCAGCCAATGCCCTTCCCCATCATGCTGGACACACGGTCCCAATAGTCGCTCGGGAGCGCCACCGTGTCATCGCCGCGGCTTGCGACGTGCTGCGTCACGCGCTGCAAAATTGCCATCTCCAGCAACGGGTTGAGCGTGTTCGTGCCAGCAGTCACCGTCAGTACCACCGGGTAGGCCAGCGAGTCCGCCATGGTCGCGTACTGGATCCCGTTGATGGTCACCAGCGTCGCGGAGCCGGTCGCCCCATCATCGTCCAGGTACGTCACCGCCGTGACCGGCTGGCGCTCCAGGCGCACCAGCAGCTGGTCGTTCGTCGGCTCCGACGCCACGTACTGCGTCCGCGTGACCGGATCGACGCACCAGCCGGTGCGCTCCTCCAGCTCGCGCTTCGCCGCTTCCCACGCAATTTGGATGGCCGGATCGTCCTCGTTCGAGGAGAGCCGGGCCCAGTTGCGGAACTTGGAGATATCAATCGCCACGGACTACCTCGCAGCCAGGTGGCGCCCCCGAGGGAGCGCCACCTGTGCCGATGAGAGGATGAGGATCAGGCGTTCGTGACCTGGAGCTGCACCAGCGACTTGACGCGGGTGAATTCGCTGTTGGCGAACATCATGCCCTGGAAGATCACGCGGGCCGAGGACATCGCCGTGATCTCGTCGCGGATCATGCCGATGCCGCCCCACTCGCGGATGGCGAAGCCGTCCGA